ACCTGGGACTTGATGAAAGGCAACAACAGTTCTGGAATGCCTTTTTGTTCTACAATGGCAGCAGTAGCGGCGTTTTCAACCAAGAGCCCGTATAGTTGTTTTTGGAGGGCTTCCGTCCGGACTTGGGCTTTTTGCAATTCTTTCGCATGCGCATCTGCCATCTCCTGACGAATTTTGTCCAAATTCAACTTGGCTTCGCTACCCTTAGCCAGTTCATTTTGAAGTTCGGCCTGTTTCTTAATGATATTGGCCTTAATTTCTTCTACAGTGCTGCCAAATTCCGCCAACGGGGTCAAGTCAACAGAAGCTTTGTTTTTTGCTTCTGTTCGGGCGGCCTTTAGGGCGCGGTTCAAACCAACCACCGCCTCCACAAGACCTTTATGAGCGGGGTCCGGAACGTACTTGTCGCCTTCCCCTGTTACGTAGATTGACCGGAACTGTTCCGGCACCTTATCCAAATTGTCCACCGGCGCGAATTCGAAATCCATAGTTGCCCTCTCTTATTGGATCACCCAACAACTAATAGTATAGTTTCAATACTTTTCGGGGTCAAGCCCAGCCTTGCGAAAAGCGTTCGGTTTTCGCTCCGCAAGTTCTGACAACGTCAATTCGTTGCCCGCCCGATCTACAAATTGGTCCAAGGTTAATCCGCCGTCACGAAACAATTTCGCTTTTGTCTTGCCCAACACTTCTTCCTGGAAGCTTATGGACTGACGCCCCAAAAATTCTTGATATGTGGTAGAGGCCGGAACCAATCCCACATTCTGCTCAATCCACGCCTTTCGAACGTCCTGAATCGATTTGCCTTGTTCCTTGGCCATTTGACGAAAGTCAATTTCACGCTTAGCGCGGGTTCGTGTGTCCGTTACAGTAGGGCGATTACCTAACAAACCGGCGCCATCAATATAGGCAACCATCACCGACCGACAGTTAAAATGAGCCGGGGGTTTCGCATCCGCAGGAACCAAAGGCGGAATGTTTGGCGGCAATTTGTTATTTCCTACCGGAGCTCCGTGACCGTCTCTGGCACGACATACCGCGGAAGTTCTCCCGTCCAAAGTACTCACCCAAATCTTGGCCGTGATAATATCGCTATTTGCCTCCCAAACATAGTTTCTAGCAATATTAGACACATGATTAACGGCAGTGCGCACAATCCCTTGCGCGTCTCGTCGGGTTATTGCCAAAATGCCGTCCGCATAAGCATTTTTCCGTGTCCCCGCCACGCGTCTTACAATATCGTCAACAGATTCCCCGTTCGTCATTCCGAGTTGAAGAGCCGTGACCAATCGTTGTTGATCCGCCGTTTCCAAGGTGCTAAACCAATCTCGCAGATACCGCCCTTGAAATGGGCGAGAAGTAACGATGGCCCGAAGCTGATCAGCGCTCACCGCGGCAAAATGTACGTCAATTGTGATGGCGGACTGTAGTGTATCGATTTCCGCTTGACCCTCCAAGACGGCAAGCTGCCCCAACTCTTCACGCACCAAAGCCTTGTATTCCGCAAAGACTGCCGCTCGAACATCGCGGATGTCGGAGAGCATAGCTTTCCATCGCTCCCCCGTGAAATCTACGTCTGGCCCCCTAAAACGACTCAGCCGAGCACGTAAACGCTCGGCCAAATCTCGATCCGCTTCTTCCAAGAGCCGAACTACTCGCTTAGCAAGGCCCGTCGTGTAGCGTCGCAAATCGATTTGATGGCGCAATACCGCATCCAGGTATTCGTCGTTAAACGTTGCCATGTTTGCGTTATTGAGCCAAATCCAAGTCTAGGCCCGCGCGGCCCGTTGCTTCACTGACTTCTTCCATCAACTCTTCCCAATCCTCTTCCGCATCAAAATCCTCGGGAAGGACCCCGCGCAAGCGAAGCGCGTTCAGGTAAGTTTTGCGACTAATATCTCGCCTCTCACGCGCGGCCTGAAGGGCTTGAAGGCCCGAAGTGTCCGTTTCTTCCAATTTGTAGTCTTTTACCAATTCCACAGTGCCGCCCCCTTGCCCAAGGCGGAGCCAGTCTGCAGTAATGTCCAAAGCCTGGGCCAAAGCGTCTTCAAACACCCCCACCATCGCGCTAAGACTACTAACCGCTTCCGCACTGTCCAGCGCCCGAGCGGTCGCTGTCTGATTTCCGGGTCTACGCTTCAAAAACTCTGCGCCGTAATTCGCCATCTGTTCCTCAAGATCCTGGAGATCCGCGCGGCCCGCAGCGATAGCTTGACCTGTGTGCTCAACATAATAGAACCGTCCTGCCGGGTCTGGATTATACAGCACCTTGTTCGGCCCCACAACCACCGGGTCCGAATCCTCCCCGGTTGCGCCAGAACAAGCCAAAATCGGAAAACGGGAAACGGTGAGAATGTGACGCTGATCAGAAGCCGACTGCCAATGCGCCACATTAAGATGAGCCAGGTCCAAAAGCGGAGGTTTACCCAGCATGAAACCTTGGCGACTGGCGTAGAACGTGACCAGGGGAATGTAATTTAGCCCGGTTTCCCACTCTTCCACTAGAACCCATTCCTCCTTTTGCTTTTCCGCGGGTTCCCAGAGCTGTACCAATCCAGGTTCTAGCACACGAATACGTCGTCTATAGACTTCCGCGAAACCGTCTTGTTCGGCGTAATGTTCTACGATGCGGAGGTGCTGGAGAACTTCCACGCCGTTAACCACCTCCGCCCTAGCGAATATCAAATTTTCCGGCTTGATCAATACCCAATACGGACGCAAACCTTCACGACGATCGTCTTCCAGAGTCCTGGGTTTACCGTCCTCCCGCGGGGCTGGGCGAGGCGTATCCACAAGAACGTGACAGAACGCCTTAGCCAAACCTTCGCGGAACCACTGACGGGCAAACACGTCCAAGTTGTTGCCCTGAAGATCAACGTCGGGCAGTATTATTTCCTTGATTACCTGAGGCACGTCCTCGTTCAACCTGATTGGCTCACTAAACGGTTTGCCACTCAGAGTGTCTAGTGTCCGCTCCACCATGTTGAGCAAAACGGCAGACGCTAAGCGTTCTTGATAACCCTTGTCTGTTTCTTCTTGATGGCGAGGCAAATACAATTCTCCCGCCTCCCGCATAGCTTCTGTTCCGCCCAGCAACGTTTCAATCAGGCGCCAGCGCGGAAACATTAGGTCGTATGCTCCGCTAGTTGTCGCCGGACTTTTCGGGTCTTTTTCTGCCACAATCCTACCCCCTATCAATAGTTAGTTTCAATGTACAAAGAAGCAAGAGCAATACCAATCACCGAATTTGTGCCCCCCACAGAGTTATAAGCTTGAAAGCCCAGTAAAGTTGTTGGCGCTGGAAGATTTGTTGTGACGTTACGAGCAAAAGTTGTCCCGTCACTAAGGCGCGTGAACTGAATTGATACAAACGGGGTTTCCGCCGGAGCCGCAAACACCACCAGCTCAAACATTTCCGTGAAATCGTTATAGGACTTTGTGATACCGGTGTCAACCTTAGTAACTGCCCCGGTCGCATTCCGATGCATGATTTGCCAGTTAGTATCGGCGGCGTCGTGTCCAACCCCCACCATATTGGCCCAGGTTGTACCTGCGGACGGATCAGCGTCAGTCGGTGCTGCTGTGTTACTAGTCAAGCCAACAAAGCCCCGGCGAGTAGCATTTGCGGCTTGTCCGCGCGACGGTCCAAAACGAAGAACCAGGAAAAAGCCGCCATGTGGAGCGCCACTCCCACCAATATGGAACACGTTCGCACCTGAACGATAACCCGCAACAGCCGTAGTGGATGCCGTTGTAACCGCATATTCCAAACGCCGCATTACCGTATGAATATTGGTCGTGGCGACACTAGCTGCTGTCGCAGTGCCTGTTGCTGTAAGGGTAACCCCCATCACGTGTAACGTGGTGCTATTACCAACTGGGTTTGCCCAAGCAACCCGGCGACGAGCAATAAGGGGCTGAAGAGAAGAAAATCGTCCCCTTGGATCAACATAAGCCGGAAACAGACGCTCGCCCTCAGACCTGGCAAACAGTCGCACGGTGCCCGCATCAGAAGCCGGGGGCGAGGCCTCCTGACTAAGGACAGGATTACCAGAAGGCGTGAAGGCGGACTGTCCGCCCCGAATTAGGTCGGTCAGAACCTCAATAGGCACAACTTAGGCCCTCACCAACACTCGATAAGCATTAACAGCTGGCGCCGTGTCAAACACAAGGGTTACCGCGTTCAGCGAACTTCGCTGAACCTCAACCAACACAGAGTCGTAATTACCGCTGTTGCGGTAAACCTCGACAACCACGTCTCGTGTGTTAAGGTTATGCGTTACCGTGTAACTGGTGGCAGAACCGTCCCCAATGTTTTGGGCGTGTTTACGGTTAGCCCAGGGAGAATTTGCCAGTTTTAGCGGAGTCACAGCAACGTTATCTTCGATTCCAGCATTTGTCTCCGCCTGGGTGGCAATCTCAATTACGCCCGCAGAAGTTTCTGTTGCTGGCCCGGCAGAGGAACCAAACGTAACAAAGTTTACAGCCCCTGTTCCAAGAACAAAGTTGACTGAAGTTTGGCGATAAGTGACCCCGCTTGATGTACCCTCCTCCACAGTAATTGTGGCTTGTTCCAATTCTTCCGCCGTGTTGGCATCCAAGGAACGGGTCATTGCCACCGTAGCCCCGTTCCAGATGTAGATACCGTTCTGCTCAGGAGCGGTTTGAGCGCGGACCAGCACGCGGTCGCCAGAAGCCATCGTGACGCCGTCAATGGTCGCGCCAGGAGAAGACAAATTAATGTTTGCCTGAGTGGCAACTCGACAAGAATCCTTCCAGGCTAGCCCTTCGACGGCACTATCCACATAGGCCTTTGTGGCCGGTTCCTGATTGTCTACCGGGTTTGGAAGATTAATGATCCTCCGAGCGTTACCAAAATCAAGAGTGCGCTGTACGTCCAGTGGCATAGTTAGTTACCTCCTTAACTACAAATGGCGTAACCCGTAATCGGGTTGTCGAAGTAGATCAAAGCCTGATTGTCTGAAGCATGAATAATCTCTGCCCAGACTTCTTGGCCCCCTGAATTAAACACCCCAACAAGGGGCCGCTTCCCAAAATTATGGTTCACGACCCAAAAGTTAGATGCTGCCCCCTGATCGTGCCGATAATACCTGTCTTCGCCCGATGGTCCTGGAGGGCCGGGAGGGCCAGGAGGGCCCATCAAACCCGTATTGATTAGCGAGACGGAATGTTCTGATTGGTCCGACAAAACGGTGCTCAGCGTGCCAAGCACCGTGGTAGACGATGCCGAAGTCACCGGCGCAGCAAGCACCGTAGCAAGAGTCAATACGGGCTGAAGCTGGGTGACGAGACTCATCGAGTCACATCCGCCTTCACATCAATCTTGAAGGTTTCTGTGGAAATAACCTGTCCCGCAGGCGACGTGTATTCAACGTCGCAGTCCAACAGCTTAATTGGCCAATTATGTGTAACAGATGCTGGGCAAGTGAGTCGATACTGGCCCGCTCCGGGGTTTGTGTAAATCACGCTCAATTCTGCGACCAGGCTGGAACCGTTACGAACTTGTGAACGGATTGTCCATCCCGTAAGGTCCTGGGGAGAACCGTCTTGTTGGGCAGTTGCCTGCACCAAAAACGTATCTCCCCGCTTTAACGAGATAGTTACACCCATGCGGCGTTCCACTCCCAAAACAAAATGTCAACCCATATTAAACGAAAGCCTTTCGCCGGTCAACCTCACATAGTTGACTGCTTCACCCCCCGCAGCTTCTTGCGCACACGATAACGAATCGCATCCCCGATATGGTCTTCGGCTTCCGTGTCCACATCGTCCAGGTCCCTATCGTCCCGCGGTAACGTGGGGACCGTCTCGATAGTCTGCTGGCACCAGTCAAAGATAAACAGCCCAGGGGTCTCGCGCACTCCGCCACCTGCCGGAGGCAACGCCCCCTTGAGCAATTTGCGAATTTGTTCCCACCCCTGTTTGCGAGAACCCGCCCCCTTATCTGCTGACAACCAACGCACCCCCTTTCTCTCCATATCTGCAGCAATACAATTACCGTTCTCAACATCAAAGATGGAGGAGTCCGCTGGGCCAGGCTTAACCCTACCTTCCAAGCCCCAATCCTCTTCTCGGTCCCTTATTCCTTGAGCCACGTCCGAAGCAAGCATGCGGAGACCCTCATTGCGAACCCCGGTCCACCCATACCACTCCTGAATCAGGTACAAATCCCCTCGCACCTTTCCGTACACCCGGCCATTCCACTCAAACGGTTCCCCGTTGGACTCCGCCCACCACAAGACAGCGAACGGCTTGGAACTGCCCCAGTCCATACTACGATCAATTTTCCAACGCTTTGGGATCACCGACAACGGAACCGACGGCACCACGTGTACGTCCCCACGGTAAAGGTCGTCAAACATTCCTCCCGCAACGATGTCCCACGAACCGTAAAGCCAGGCAGCAAGCTCAGAAGGGTTCCGGGCTGCCGCCCGAATCTTGTTGATGTAATCGGGGTCCGCACAAAGCAAAATCTGATTTTCATAGATGGACCCGTGTATGGCAACCCGAGGTGGTTCTCGCACTCCGTCTTTAACAGAGTCCAAGATAACCCGCCCTCTCATGTGCGGAAGCCGAAAACGGGCTTTGACCCAATTGTGACCAGGACCATACGGATTAGTTGTCGCACGATAACACCTGGGCATACCAGGTTTGGAACTACGACAACAAGACATCATGGCAGTATAGCACTTGTCGTCGGGCCAATTACACAGCTCCTCCCAACCAATCCACGGATAAGCGTGGCCGTGATAGTTCCAGTAATCCTGTTCCGTCTTCATATGGCGCAAGAAAAGCTCCGCCCCATCCGGAAAGGTCCACTTGTGCTCAACCTTGTTGTACTGAGCTCCCGGGAAAATACGCTTAAACCACTTATGAGTCTTGTGAATGACGTCTGCCAGTTGGGGGTAGGTTTGGCGAAACAGTATGCCCCGCCATTCCGGCCCGTAACCCTTCCCAACGTGCTGGAGAAAATCCATAAGCAAACAGTCCGTTTTGCCCGGACCACGCGTTCCCTCGTACAACACCTCAAAAATAGGCTGGGCCATGAGAAAGGCGAGCTGCGACCCGTATTGCGGACACCACGTAGCCTCAACCTCCCTGCCTGTATCCGGGTCTGTGTAGTACGCTCGCAGCTCGCCTGGCGCTACCTCGCGCCACTCTATCGGGTAGTCCGGACGAGCAGCGATGATGAATGGCTCATCTTGCGCCACTATTTCCCCCCTTCAAGCGACTGGTCGCCACTTCCCTGGGCCATGTCTCCGTACCAATTCTGCCATTCGTTAATCGTGGTCGGGGCCCCAGGAACAACCAACACGCCCCCGCCCGACCCGCCCAGGTTCACGCTCGCCGCCCCCACCGCTTCTTTGTCCCTGAACTCAGCCCGATGAGCACGGAGCATCGCTAGCATCATCGCATCGCTGTACACCTTTTCGTAGGTGACGATTTCGTCTTTGTACTTACCGCCCAAAATCGGACGTTCTACCCCATCCCGCGCTCGTTTTAGGGCTGGGGCAAACAGGTTTTCATCAATGAACGCCTGTAGCGCGTCCTCAAACGCTTCGGCAAATTCGGGGTCCCGCTTCAAATGGTCGTACACGGTGGTGATGGAAACCCCCACGGCCTCCGCACAAAGGGCCCGGCAGCCTTTCAACTCTGGATGTGACCGAAACAGGTCCAAGAACTGCTGTTTCCGGTCGGAGGTGAAAGGCACCATGGGCTTTCGCTGAAGCTTCTCGATTGCCACGCTATCTCCTTATACCGTTCATCCATCCTGCGCTCAAGACGCTTTTCTGCCCAATTATAGCGTAAAAACATGTGCGTTAGCTAAAACCACCACGCGCTCGCGTAAAAGTTGGTCAATAGCATGGGGCTGTTTTTTGAATTTTTCGTGTTCCGGTGATCTGCGCTTAGGTTAGATCCTTCGCGCTTAACTTCAGCCCCCTAAAAAGTAAAGAAGTTAAGCGCACAAAAACACCATATAAATCAGCCTCTTATATATCCTCTCTCTCTACTCTACTTAACTTACTTAGGTTA